TCAAGCCAACGTAACCCGATTGCTGGCTTGAGGGATGATACCTGGAACTCCGGGCATAGTTGCCATATTTCGCCGGTTTGTATGTCGAGTTTTTCATAGGGTCGTAGTCCTGTTTCTGGGTCGATAGTATCGGCAGCATAAGATTTTAATTTGTCTGCCGTGTAGTGCGCCACGTAACGGGCGCATGAAGGGTCGAAATCGGTAAATACGATTCGCCCTCTTTTTTGCCACGCGCCCTGGAGGATCGGGTGGGTATATTGGATGTGTCCTTTTTCGGAGATGTCAACGGGGTACCGTTTTGAGGGCATCCATCCGAAGATTATTGCGTGATAGTGGGGCCGGCCTTTTTTTGTGCCGTATTCGCCCGCGGCGAAGTACCTTATCGGGACCCCTAGTTTTGCTCTGAGATTTTTCCAGAACAGTTGCAGATCGCGTTTGTCGAGAGAGCCGCAGGCGGGGAGGTGGGTTTCGTCGTAGGTAAGAGTAACGAAACATGACACGTGATGACATTGGGATTCGTGGTAGCACCGAATTGCCCAGTCTCGTGCGTGGTCGGCTTTACAGCCATTGCACATCCCGCAGCGGATATGAATAAAGCCATTAGAGCCAAGTGCTTTTTCATGTCGTACGAATGTGACTTTACCTTCAGAGCTAAGGTAAGCTGGTTTTGGGTAGAGACAAGCCATGATTGTTTCTTCCTTTTAGGTCCGGAACTGGGTCAAGTTCCGGGCCTTTTTTTGTTTTAGAGACGAATTCCGCCGCGCATTATTCGTCCAGACGGAATATTTTTCCGGTGGACTTTCCGGGCTGTCTTTGTGAACAGCCTGCGTGATTTGCGCTTTTTCATTTTGGAACGTCTCATTTTGTGCCCTCCGGGCTGTTGTTTGTTTGTGCGGTGACTGTGGGTGTGTCGCCCCTTTGTCACCTAGCAGATTATATACAAGAGGATAATCTGCGCGTCAAGCACTTTGTTCGGGCGTGCTTGACGGGTCGCCTGAAGGCTCCTGAGAGGCCTCTTCGGCCTTTTCGGGGTCCGGTTCGGGCGTTGGTTCCGCTTCCGGTTCGGACGCTATAGCGTCCATGTCGAGGGTACCAGCCTCGATTTGTGAGGCGATATCCGCGTTTACTATCGCGGCTTCAAAGAAGTCCCCTTCCGGGGCATCGCCGTATTGTGGGGTTGTCCTGGGAATGTGGTTGATCATTCCGGTTTCCGTGTAGCGTTTCACGATTTGGTTAACGTCGCATTCGTCCTTAAAGGACTGACGAGTAAGCGACGGTTGAGTGAACGTCATTGCGTGTGGTCTAGTTTTTGCCTTTGGCACGTTCTTTTTCCTTTCGGTTAGCGCGGTCTGATACCGCTTTTTTCTGGGCCATAAGCCAGATTTTCTTTTTTTCCTCTTTCGAGAGTTTGTCGCCACCTTTGGATTCTACGATTCCCTGATACGTGGCTATAGCAGCGAGCAGAACTTCAGCTCGTGCTTTTTGTTCCGGCGTACGTTTGCCGGGATTGCCGAACCCTTTTTTAGCGGAATTGATCGGATCGCCAGAGGGTACGGTTTCGCCGGACATGAAGCCCTCAAAGTCCTGGACTTTGGCGATACCTTTTTTCACGAGGTCTTTAGCGACCGGAACCGCTTTGTCGATTGCCTCGTTTATGGGTTTTTCGACAGTTTTGGCGAGTCGCGATAAAGCTCGCGCTGCGATTGCTTTGGGTTCGTTTACGTCAGCTTCGTAGCTGACTTTTCTAGCCTGAGCGGCAGTGAGTGCCGTACTAACGGCAGCGGGTACGGCGTTGCCGATCCCCGCGCCGAGTGCGGCTTTGGCGTTTTGCATTGTGGCGCTAGCGCCGGGTGGTGTGCTCGCAGAGTTGCCGAGGGCCAATATTCGGTTAAGGCCCGCGGCTTGTAAGTCTTTTGCTGCGCGTTGATAGGCAGTGCCCGACATGCGTTCTTGGAACGCCATTTGTTCACGGGCGATTTGGAGATTTGCCTTGTTAGCAGACTCTTGTCCTTTTGAGCCGAACCATCCACCGACGACAGAGCCGAGGCCGGTTAGTGCGCCGCCTACGATTGCTGGGTCCATCTTATTTCCCTTAGTGTTACGCCGCCCCGACGTCGAAGAACTGGCCTTGCCAGAACCTTCGACATCGGTTCGCCGTTGCTAGAAGTGGTCGATTAGACCCGGTACTCCGTACAGCGGCATCGGGCGTGCGCACCTGAGTTTGAAGTATGCGTCGAGTAAGAGGTGAGGTTCGGTTTGGACCGCGATTACGCGGTCAATTGGTGGATTATCCTCGATGAATTCTGCGGAGAGTGTTGGAAGATTTGCGAAGTCTTGGGCAAGATGCCAGACGTCGAGTGAGGCCGATGCGTTAGAACGCATGATGCCTGTTACTTGTGACGGTTTGTAACGATATTCGCCCCAAGACTCTTGGTAGCCGAATACCTGGTCATCGGCCGATGTACCGTCACTGAAGATTTCTTTATTGAGAATGGCCTGCTCGCCCAAATGGCTGAGCGCAGGCCAGAAGAAATCGAAGCGACTTTCACGGGACCACATCCGATTGATACCTTGCTGGTAGGTGAGATCCGCACGAACGTTCGCGAGACCGATTACGTACCCGTGTTCCACGAAGGATTTAGTGAAGCCAGCTTTCCCAGAGACAACTCCCATACCCGCGAGATTACCCTGCGGTGTGAGGTCGACAGCGATGTCCGAGGGAGATTGCTGAGGAATAGGCGCGACGGAGATCATTTGAGAAGAGCCGCCGAGAAACTCGGGGCGTTGCAGTCGCGCATCGGGGGAAGTAACCCCGAAGTGTGATTTGAGAACTTCGACATAGCGGGTGCCGCCTCGCGCGTCGCGCTCGAGTAAGCGTTGGATTTGGAAAGATTGTCGAAGTTGATTGATGGTAAAGCCAGTCGCAGCGGAAAGGTCAGCGACCAGTTTAGGGTCGCTCCATGCTGCGTCTGTAGTACCGGAACCGCTAGATTGCCAGTGTACGGTATCCACCGAGAGTTGAGACTGAAGCGGGCCGGATGCGGTACCGACATTAAATTGCGGTACCTGGTCAGTGGCCGTATTGCCGATAACCGGAGCGGTATCGCCGAGGGGAACCGTAACCGGGTCCCCTTTTTGCGGCCATGGAAGAGCAGAGGTGAAATAGTCGTGGCGTTTGCCGCGTCGACGTAGAACGAAGGCGGCGCTGCCGTCAGGACCATCGGACGTAGTAATAGTTGGACTGTTTTGAAGGTTTTGGTCGCGGAACCATTCCGCCCAGATCAGGTTATAGGCGCGAAACGGAAGCGTCGTGATTTCCTCATAAATATTAGCGACGCCCGTGGGGATTCCGAAGTAGTCGAAAAGCGACCCTTCGGTTAACGCCGAAATGCCAGAGCCGCGAGGCATGGTAAACGTAGTCGAATCGTCCGGGTTGTCCTGAGCGCCGTTGAATTTTTCCCAGTTGTCCCAAAGAAGGCGATTTGGAACGAAGAACCAGAAGGTTTCAAGGTAAAGGTTGTCTAGCAGAGGCTTGATCGGAGTGGCCAGCCTCCCGAATAGGGAGGCCGACATATTGTATGTATCTCCGGGCAGGGCCTCGTCGCAGAAGATCGGAATTAAGTATCCCGCATCGAATGCGGTTTTGAGACTGGATGAGCGGTCAAAGGATGACCGGGGGATTTGTGCCTTTGGCACTTGTGCGAATGTGTGATTACCCTTCGATTTGCCGTATTTCCGCGCCATTTTGGTCCGCCTTGGAAGTTTCCAGATCGGACGAATTTATAACATATTCCACGCCGAGTCCAAGGCTTTCGGGTGTCAATAAGAGATTGTACTGCGCGGTTTCATCGTCGAACGTCCCGATCGTGAAAAGCGTGTAGTCCTCAGGATGAGCACCGAACTGGTGGTCTTTTGAATTTACGCAGTCTGAGAACGTGCGTTTTGCCATTGAGGTTTTCGGCAAGATGAAGGGAGGAAGATAGGCTTCTGCTTTGGCGTCGAAGATTGTAAAGACGTTATGAATCATTTTTTTTCCTTTGAGTGTGTTGGCCGTTTGTATTTAGTGAGTCGCGCGTTTACTGCTTGTGCTTTTTGGTGAAGGCGGAGACCTTTTTCGTAAGGTAGGTCAGAGTTTGCTTTAAGGCGTTTGGCTTTGACTTCGGCCCAGAGGTCCGGTTGATTGTCTTTGAGCCATTTGTAGTAGAAGCGAGGCGGCGGATACTCTTTGCCATCCATGACCACTGAGTCAGCTGGAAAGAC